AGGTTAAAACCCGAGATTAATGATGTAAACGGTTGTGCCCAACGGTGCGAGATTTGGGGTTGTTAAGGTCCCTCCACCAGGTAATGTAATCACCTGGCCGTTGCACAACGCCCAGCCTGTTGGAATCAATCCTGGGTTGTTCCACAGAATTATTCCTTGCTGTGGTATCGCGTTGTTGTTATTGGCGCTTATGACCAGTCCGTTGGCACCAACCTGTACGTTGCTGTAAAATCCTGGCATTACATTGGATTGGGTGTTGATGAACACATTTGCCGTCCATGTTGCACCATTAGCCACCGTGTTGCCATTTACATCGCCTATGAAGTTGATGATCGAAGGTGGTACATATCCTAGTGCGGTCGTAACGTCCGTATTAACAAGTGCCGTAGCATCAGTTACGATGCCGTTTGAATTTACATAGACATTGGTAAACCAGCTTGGAATGGAAGTTACATTTGCGTTTGAAATAACTTGACCTTGTAGGGCATCAATTAGCGTGGTTTCTATCACCGCATTGCTGCTACCGTCAAACACCACGTTGCCCTGCGCAGATCCTGTTAGTGATATGTTTCTTCCGGTGGCCAATACATTTGCAGATGTTGCCGTACCTACAAACTGATAACCGTGTGGATCCGTGGCAAGGGTTATGCCAGGTGCGATGCCAGCAGGAAACCTTGTTTGGAATGGATAATTTGTATCACCAATCGTTGCATAGAGTGGCAGATCAGCCGGCGACAGTGCAAAATGACTTAAAGCGCTTACTATAAGGCCAGCACTAAACGATACCATGACCTCTACTTGCGGATTTACTGCTGTTATCAGTACCTGCGCTGTGCCTGCATCGCCATCAAACGGCGGCGATAAAACCTGCCATTCGGCTCCATCATAAAAATTCATAACCGATGTGATTGAATTGTACCAAATTTGTCCTTGTATCGGACTGGCCGGTGGTGTGCTGCTGCTGAAATTTTGGAGGAGATAGATGAAATTTTCATTCATTACCAGCCCAAAATTTACGCTATTTTGCCCAATTAATCCTAGGCTTGTGGTTGTTGTGTTGATCGTGCTGTTTGGTACGCTGACCAGAAAGCTACCATCATAGTTTAATATATTGTATGGCATTAGAACGCGTGTCCTCCAGTAACTGCACCTTCTTCTCCGGAACCGCCATAGATGATTTCAAGAAAATCACCGCGCATAAGTTCTTCCAAATCTTTTGCCGCTCTCATTTTTTTTAACCGATTTAGGTGTGTTAGGGTAATGGTGGGCTTGCGCGAGTCATCCGTTTGTCGCTGCATTATCCTATCGTTGTCGTTGTCTCTGTATGATGGATCTATTTCATTGGCATTCATTGCGGTGTTCCTCGTACAGTATTTATTGTCCAGGTGCAGGGCCCAACGCCCCCGTTGCAGCTTCCCCTCCAGGGGTTGCCACCGCACCGCCTGTTTCAGTTGGCGCCGGGGCTTCTTCAGCTGGCAGCTCTTGTCCAGGTACTTGGGTTTCATTGTTACCCTGCGGACGAATTCCTACGTTTTGTAGGCCAGGCTGGTCTTCGCTGCCTATCTGCACACCGATCTTATCCTTGACCTTTTTGGCGTTTTCCTCTTTCCAGAGTTTTTCGTTTTCAAGTATGTCCTCGTCCGTCCAGTTTAGATATCTCTTCAGCGCAAATCTCTTGCTGATATATTTTGCTGCTTCTGTTTGTATCAAGCTTGAGAAAACCGTGATTTGCTCCGCGTCAAGTGCCATTTGTCTATACTGGCTAAAGCTTTGCGGTTCCCACATTTGCAATTCAAACGTATCGCTTTCAATTTCAATACCCCTTGACTTGACATAGAGCTTGAATTCCTTATCAAGCACAGGAGCCATGAGATTCTGCAAACGCTGGCAAACCTTGGCAAATCTAAATTCCTGTACATATGCTGTGCCTACCTTGCCATCCGTGTAAGCGGTTGTGCCGTCTTCTGGGCCCGTTGGTAGATAGCTGCTGGGTATTCCAAGACCGCGGATCATCTTGTTGTTGAAATATTTCAGGTCGTCGATCTGTCCAAGATTCTCTCCTCCGGGCAGTGTTTCAATCTTGGTACCCTTACCTTCGCTGTTGGTGGCAAGGAAGAAATCCTCATTTATGGCTATTGGTGAATAGGCAGCGTCAAGTATGCTCTGCCCGCCGCCGGTACGATTTGGAATGCGACGCTGATATATCTCATTTTTCATTCGCTCTATGACCTGCTGGGCCCTGGGTCCGCTTAGGCTTCCGGTATCTATGTAAAACACGCGGCGTTCTGGGGCCCTGACAACTCGATAGATCAGGATACAGTCCTCGAGCAGATCCTTCTGCTTGTATACCTTGTAGATGCTTTCCAGTATGCTGGTACCAAACGGCCACTGGCTATCCATGCCTTCGCTTAGGCTGAGATGTACGACATGCGTTGCATCAACGGCTAATTGGTTTGGTTGCAAATCAAATCGGCTTGTTCTGCTGCCTGGACTGCTGCCAATGCCATAGTTGATGGTTCCTGCGCCAGCCGCAGGGTTGCTGCTGCGAGGATAACCTCCAGGAAAGCTATAGTTGTCGTGTATCAACATGTTGCTGCCAACCAATGTGGTGAGATTTAGATCAAGGTCCTTGATAACATATTGTTCAGCGCTCTTGCCCTTGTCTTCGTTGACGATAATCTTTTCCACCTTGGTAGGATCAATCCAGATGAGCTTGAACGTTTCAGGATCCCTTACGAAAATCTGATCGCCATATTTTAGGGTATTCCTGAATGCTCGCCATAAACGTTGCTGCCATCTATTCAGCTTGCACCATTGCTTGAGCATGCCCTTGAGGATTTTTATCTCTGTTTCCGTCATTGTATCGTTGTATATAAGCTGGAAAGGGTCGTCTTTTACCTCATAGTTCTGTACGGAATAATCCGCTAGAACATCAAGGCCTTTGCTTATTTCACTGTCAAGGTCCATTTGTTCATATTGAACATAGCGTTCGACCCGATTTGGAGCTCCGCTATAAACTTCCGGCAGATAGCTTGCATACTTTGCACCTGAACCCGCTCCTGAACCACCAGATCCACCCGATCCGGAATGTTGGCTTAATTTTTGATTTAAACGTGTTTGGCTAGGTACTGCCGAAAAATATTTCTTCCAAGACGCCATTATGAAACTACCCTTGTTATATGGTGTTATTTACCATGCATTTATGCAGGTTGTATTTAATAAACAGTTCCGCTGGCGTTGTTTATTGCAGATGACACGCTGCTAAACCCATCCGTTTCAACGGAGATAAGCTTTTGAGTGTTTGCATTTGCGATCGTAAGCAGTTCAATCATCTTATCAAATTGGCCTATTGTTTTGGCATAGTAGTCGGTGGTAGCCGAATCTATCGCTGCTGCAACAGATGGTGTTGGTGAAGCAGCAGGTACAACAATAGGTGAACCTGACCCAAATATCGCTGCATTTAGGTCATGTAGCTGGTTAATCCCTGTTAGATCGAGATCACTTATGGCATTGATTGCGTTGACACCTCTAATGATGACGTTTTCGCTATCGGCAAATCGTTGAAAAACACTGACAAATCCATCAATATTCTTAAGTGTACGTGTGGTGTTACCAAAATCACCAAACATTTCGTTAAGCTTGCTTATGGCTGTCAGCTTGTCCATGTTTATATTGATAGAAAATAAGGCTGCTAGTGTTCCTATGCCACCTATGATTTTTTCCTTGGCCTGACCAAATATTTCAAATAATTTTGTAAAACCATCTATATAACTAGGATCAACGGTGGCTTTAAACATTTTCCCAATGCCTGTTGATGAAAACATATCCAGCAATTGTGCAAAGGAATCAATTTTCTCCTTTGATACTGAAATATCCATTAAAGCCTGCAGGGCATTGCTGCCAGAAATTATCCTATCCTCGCCCTTGGCAAGCTCTGCAAACATTTTCACAAATCCTGCAACATAGTCAGGATCAACCGTGGCTTTGAACAGGCTGCCAAACCAAGTGGAGCTGAACATATCTGCAAGCATGTTCAATCCCGATACCTTATCCGATGTTATTTTTATTGAAAACATGGCAGCAAGGCTTCCAGCACCTGAGATTATTTGCTCCCTGCCTCGGCCAAGTGCTGCAAACATTCCGGTAAACTTACTGACCAATCCTGGATCGATTTCGCTGTGGAACATGCGATATAGCCAGCCGCCTAGATTGCCCGCACCTTTGCTGAACATTTCGCTTAAAACCTTGAAGCCTTTTACCTTGTCTTCTGTTATATCATTGTCGCCTATTGCCCGCAATGCATTGGAACCTTTTATGATATCTTCCTCGCCATTACCAAGCAATGCAAACATATTTGTAAAATTGATTATCTTGCCATAATCAATCGTGCTGTTGAAAAGATTGTGCAATGCGCCACCTGCTGCTCCGCCATAAGAACTAAACATGTCAGTTAATCTTGCAATACCAGCCATTTTATCAGATGATAGATTGATGGTACCAAGTGCTGCAACCGTGCCGGCACCTTTTATTATGTCCTCTTTTGCATCACCGAGTTGCTTAAATATCTTTGCAAATTCAGCAATTGCTCCACTATCAGCTGTCATGTTCATGAATGGCAAATCAAATGTCATGACGCTAGCGATCATTCGCAATCCCTTGGCTGTTTTTTCCAGTGCTCCTCCATCAATGCCTGCGATTTTTCCAATGCTCTCAACCATGCCGTTGATTGCAGCCGGTCCAGAATTTTGAACGGCCGTTGCAATACCTTCACCAATGCGTTCAATCGCATTGGCCATGACCTTTGAGCCTATCCATATAAAGGGTGCAGCCGCAGCAGCAGCGGAGAGTGCTATTGTTAACTCGCCAATGGCCGGTCCTGCTGCCAAAAGTGTTGCCCAGCTAACACCGCGCAAGGATGCAAATATGGTTCCTATTGCCGTACCAAATGCGGTTATGGCAGGAGCGGCCAAATTCATGGCATATGCAAAAGGTATCATTGCAGCACCAAACCCTGCTAGCAGCAGCTCGGCGATGCCAATGTCGACAACATTGGCTGCAAGTATGGCCGAAGTCGCTGCAACGGCCGTTGCAAATGTTTCCATACCAAGACCGGCGGCAACCATCACCACGCCCGCTTTGGCCAGGCTGCTCCAGGATACGTCGTTAAATTCCTTCATGGCCTTGGCAAAGAGATACAGATCGCCTGCCAACCCTGCTATTGCAAGGGCACCTAAGAGCACCCGAGGACTGCCAAAAGCTTCCACACCTTGCGCGATTTCCTTAAGAAGAGAGCCTGCGTATTTTGGTACCCCTCCTAATGCTTTTCCAGCACCTCCTAGCATGCTGCCCATACCTTTGGTGGCCGCACCAGGAAGCTCACCTAGGGCCTTACCTGCTCCTGTAAGTGCGCCTAATCCAGACGAGGCCAGGCGTTTACCCACACGCATGAGGCCGCCTATGCCCTTGCTGGAATACATGACCGCTAAAACGGTAGGAACCGCTGCGGTTACTATTTCTGCTATCGTACCTGTGGCGCCACCACCACTTATAACACCCGTGATTTTATTAACAAAGCCTGCCAAAGTTTCAAATGCGTAAGATACCATATCAACCGCGGGCAAGATTATATTGCTTAGGGAAACCGCAAGCTTGTCAAAGGCGTTGCCAAATCTTGCAAATGCAGCAGTAACCCTGTTATTAACCGCTAGCGCACGTTCCGCCTCCGCCTTCCTTTGTTTTTCGTCATCAATCTCAGCATCGGTCATTTTTGATCGACGTTGCTGTGTTTCAGTAGCTTGGCGCGAAGCTTGGCTTAGTTCCGTGAGTTTTGCCGCAGCCTCTGGATATGTATTGGCCAGTTGTGCCAATTTCTGTCTGGTTTCTGGCGAATCTAATAGTTCAGCCATCCGCTCGGCAGCACCTGGTATGTTATTGCTGGCATCCCGGAAAGCATCACCTAATCCGCCAATGCGGGTTATAATGGTGGCCATGTCACCTGGTAGGGTTCCAAAGCTGCCGTGGGCAAGACGTATTTGGGCAATCATGGATCCAAGTTCTGGCGCAACTTTATCACCAAATGTAGCACTAACATCAGCGAGGGTTTTATTAAATTGTGCAGCGTCCTCTGGATTCATCGCCCTAAGCAATATATCAATGTTGGGCAGCTTCGCCATGGCATTGGTTGTTTTGATTATTTCTTCCCTGTTTCTTCCTGTAGCCTGTGCTAGTTCGTTGTAGGAATTTAAAAGATCCTTGCCTGTTTTGACTATGCTGTCATTGCTACGACCAACAAGCTGCCCACTGCTTCGCATCATTTCAATCGTTTGCATGAATGAATCGCTTGCTTCCTGCTGTGTCATCATTAAATCTGCACCCAGGTTGGTCTGTTGCAGGAACATGGCATTCAACTTGCTGATCCTATCAACTCCCAGTGTGGCGGCTGCCGCTCCGTAATTTGTTAATATCTTACCAAATTCTGTAACACTAAGTCCTGCGGCGCTGGCAGCATCAGCCATGCCTTGCATACCACCCCTGAATATCAGGCCTGTTGCATAGAGGCTTTCCGTTGTTTTTGTGAGTAGTTCCAGTTTTTCGTAATAAATTCCTAGTTCTGCAACGGTGGCCCCAAGTCCAGTCACCAACGCTGATACGGTCGGATTCATTTTGGAGAATAGTTTGCCTATCTGACCAACTTGGCTGCCTAGGCTTCCAAACAGCGTTTTGGCATCGGCGGCCCGTGTTAATGATGCAAGTCCGCTGGATATCTCCAAACCAACATCACGCAATGCTTGGCGATTTAATTTACCGCTCTTGTCAAAAATCTTGGGAACATGCTCAAGTGTCTTGCGGACCTTGCTTCCTGAATCTCGAGCAGCTTCATCGGCGGTTTTGATGGCCTCCTTTATGGCTTCTTCGTTTACACCTAACTTGGTTCCCAATAGGTCCAATAGCTTGGCGCTTGCTCCTGAGCTAGCGGCTATTTTCTTGAGCGTATCTTCACGTGCCCACTGGGCCGCCTGCTTGTCAACAATGGCGACAGTTGCTCCGTTGATGTCTTTAGGGTCAGCCATATCTTTCTTTCAGGTTAAAATTAACCACCAAGTTAATAGTGGTAAATAACGATATAGCTATTTATTGAGGTCAAAATGACTACAAATCCGTTACAACAATTTTTCAGGCAGCCATCGGTTTATCTCCGTCTTCCTACCAACGGGCGCTGGTACACAAACGATATGGTGGAAATGACGGAAGATAGAGAATTAGCTGTTTATCCGTTATCGGCTATGAATGACATCATGTTGAACACACCTGATGCCATGTTAAATGGCCAGGCACTTGAAAATGTCATTCGAGACTGCGCACCTGGTATCAAAAATGTCAAGAAATTTATGCTACCAGATCTGGAAGCACTATTCCTCGCCATTAAATCGGCGAGCAACGGCGGCAAGATGGATATTGATCGTAAGTGTGCAAAATGCAATGCTGAAAACACCTACGAGTTGAACTGCCAGCATTTGCTGGATTCTGCTACAAGCCTAAACGACAGTGATCTGACGATTAGGTTTGGCGACGATTTGATTGTATACGTCACACCGTATGATTTTGAGATGCGTCAGCTGTTCATGAAACGAGAATTTGAGGAAGAAAAATTATTCCGTAATATCACAGCACAGGGCGATGCCATTGACGAAATAACCAAAGCCAGCATGATGGCAGAAAGCGTCGAAAGATTAAGCAAGGTTACCTTTAACCTTGTCAGTCGAAGCATTGAAAAAATACTTATGGTAAAAAGCAATACGGTCGTCACCGATCGAGACCATATAAATGAATGGCTGGTAGGAATCACCAAATCTCAAGCTGAAATGGTAATGGAAGCGGTCGACAAGGTTAACAAAGTTGGCATCACGAAAGCTTTAACGATCACCTGCAACAGTTGTGGACACAGCTGGGAGGACGCGCTGTCGTTTGATCCAGCAAGTTTTTTCGGCAAACGCTCTTAACGGGCGATCCTGAATTAATCACAAAGATGCTGGAGGTAATGGAAACCAATCGCAAGGCCATTGAACACGAGCTTGCCATGTTATCATTTTACATGCAAGGTGGTTTAGGTTTCAACGAAGCTCACATGCTAAGCGCGGATCAGCGTAAGATACTAAGCAAGGTGATACAAAAACACTACGAAGCAATGGATCCTAAGAAAAAAGGCGGCATGCTATAAAAAAGCCGGAGTAACCTCCGGCTTTTTTATTTCTTACGTCTCTCAGGTGTATCCGTCATTGCAATTAGGTATTGAGACTGTCCATCTCTCAAATCTATTTGCCAGTGCTGGTTTGGAGAATTTGGATGTGGGGCTCTAACCAACATTATCTTGAAAACGCTTTCGGTAAGATCAAAATGCGGTACCACTAAGGCTCGGTTTGAATATGGAATTGAAATCTTGCTGGCATGGTTTTCTTCGTCATACGAAATTTGAACAAGGTTACGGGGTATCTGCAAATGCCTCTTTGTATCAAGCGTGTGCGTTTGTAGCATTTGCATGGGTGCCTTCATGGTCTCAGTCTTCATGGCTGCCAGCAGCGTGTCGGCTTGTCCTATCATGTATTTCAGTATTTCGTTGGCAATGGCTCTACGCACCGTCTGGTGCAATTTTGCTGGAGTTGCCGCGATTCCAATTATGCTGATCTGGGCAGGTAAAATCTTAACCGAACCGTCTGTATTGTATAGATGGCTATGCAGATGCTGCAGGTGCGCCGGCCACTGCTCAACGGGATAATCTAGAAATTTCTGTGGATCAACTGCATGTTCAGCACAAGATTCCCAAACCCGCTTTTCACGGTCTTTTATGGATATAAGATCTTGAGGATATGCACGAAGACGTGGAGTCAGTTTGTTGATCAAACTGTTGTAATACTCCAGTTCCTGCCGTACAAAGTACAGCAAATCGCCTTCGGTTTTCTTGTCCAGCTCAATGTCAAAATTCTTTTGATGCGGCGGCCGGCGTTTATACGCACCGTCTCGCAAATTGGCATGATGTGTGTTTCTTATTTGCATGTATATAGTGTATCTCAAAGAAAAATAAAAGTCAATGACCTCAACAAATCCTCCTAAATAGATGCTTAAAATGCAGGAGCAAACATGAGCACCAAGGGCAAAGCCAAAGGCAACACTGGAGAGCGTAAGATAGCCGATTACTTAACCAGTCTATATGGACAGAAATTTTTGCGTGTTCCAAACTCGGGAGCATTTCTTGGAGGTGCCAATAATTTTCGCAAGGCAGCCTTAGACGAAGGACAAATTGCAACATTTAAAGCCGACCTTATACCGCCGTCTAACATGCGTAAACTGGTGATTGAGAGCAAGTTTTACGGTGAATTTCCCTTCCACAATCTTTTCAAAAATGTTGATGTTCCCCTGCTTGACAAATGGATTGCACAGGCCAAGGTCAGTGCAGATCCGGGCGATTTTTGGGTAGTGGTGTTTCGTATCAATCGTAAAGGCAGTTTTGCGGTGTTTGACCATGATTTGTTGCCGTCGTTCAAAGTAGGTGATTATGTTCGTTATAAAACCAACATCATCACCGACTTTGAGGTATTTTTCGCGGATAACAAAGACATTATATTTGATATGGTTCAAACAGCAGGCACGTAATCCCAAGAGAAACTGGTAAACGAATTCTCTTTCAACACCGTTAGAACAGCTGATACACGATTTATCAGCTCTTCTCTATGGCTTATAACAAAAATGTTTTTGTTACGCTCGCGTTCCATTTTCTTCAATATACCAACCGCACCTTCCAACCCCTGCGGATCCATGCCGTTATCCAATAGCTCGTCCACAAACACCAGATTTATTGCGTGTGTTGTGTTTTCAAAAATATCACGGAATGCCCAGCTCAGCGCAAGTATCAATCTGGTAGATTCCCCACGAGATAAATTTCCAAAATCCAAGTCCTGACCAAGCAGGCTGATTTCCACTGAGAGATCGTTGATAAACTTGACCTTGTGTGGCAACCCAAGCTTGTCTAGGTATTCATTTAGGCGCACGTTTAGATATGCAAGGTTTTGATCTATTATGCGCTTGCGTATGAAGCTGTCCTTGTTTGTCAGCAGTTTTAACAGGAATTCTTGGTGGTCCCTGTTTTTTACCAACTTGTTCAGCTCGTCGTAGGTTACTTCTTGCATGGTATCAGCTAAGCTGTTGTTTTGATCTCGATATGGATTAACTGCTTGCAGTTCCTTTTCAAGCTCTTTTGTAAGTGATTCAAGCGTGTTACGATGATTTAATGCCTGTTCCAGATTCTTATAGATTGTAACGGGTTTTGTCATGTCCAGCAGCACAGCGTCTATTTCATCAAGTTGGGATCGATTTAAATCAACCTCTGCCTTCTCTGCATTTACCTGGGCGTCAAGCTCTATTATCTTGGATTCAAGCTCATCTCGTATCATGCTGTGCTGCTGATCATGTATCTCCTGTCCGCATGTAGGGCACTCATGATTTGCAGCACGTTCATAATTGCTCAATGATGTTTCTAAATGTCGAGATATCTGTTGGAGATGTTTGGTTTTCAATGCCACATCTCTGCTTATTTGTGCTTTTGATGCTGCAAGCTGATTATAAAGTTCCAAATCACGATGTGCCTGTACCTCAGCATCAATGTCCAATTTTTCAAGTTCTGCAATGGATTGTCCAAGCTCATTTACTGCAACGGATTGCTTTGTGTCCCACACGTCTGCCTTTCTGGAAATATCTTCCATGTGGGCGCGTATGCGTTCATTGCTCTGCTTTACGGTTCTAATTCGGAACTCTTCTTGCTCTATTGCGTTTTTAGTTGATTTGATCAGTTCTTTTAGATTGTCAGCTTTCTGGCTCAGCTGTGTTATGCCGAGCAATTCCTCGATTATCTCACGTTGCTTGGCCGCACCCATGTTAAGAAATGGTTCGGTGTATGTGTTCAGTGCAACGATATGCTTGAACAATCCGTGGCTCATTCCCAGGAGTTTGTCTATCTCTTTTTGTGTTTCTCGGTTCTCACCCTGTGCTTCATCAGTTGTTTCGTCAATGTTCTTATTATCAATCACGTAACGAAAAAAGTTTGGCTTGCGACCTCGCTCTATGCGATATTGATGCCCGTCCTTTTCAAATTCGATGGCAACCGACATGTTTTTTTGATTGATATGATTTACAAGATTGTTGATCTTGATATTGGCAAGACTTTGGCCATACAGACCATACGATATTGCCTGTAATATGGTGCTTTTACCAACGCCGTTTCTTGAACCATTTCCACCAAGATCAAGGTTTTCACCCAGTACCAAGGTTAGGCCGTTTTTATTAAGTTCTATTGTTTGTGTTACATTGCCGCAACTTAAAAAGTTACGCATAGTAACATTTTTAATTGTCAACATACGTTAGATCTCCTGGTAGATTCTTATTAGTTCGTTTTTATCCATTGATGTTGACTCGATGCTCTGTAGATGGCTTATCACGATTGTATCGACGCTTTCAAAATTAATATCAGCTTCATCAAGCATATCCGGATCATCTACCTTGGCAGTTATCATTTGTATTTCTCTGGCATTTAAATCCACCTCAAGCAGCTCACGTATGAAGTTTACATCTTCGTAGGTGGTATCAATGTCAACCGTGATTTTGGCAAATGTTTTGTCATCGATGAACTTGGTAGGGTTTGATATGACCTGGCTTAGTGTTAATGACCTATACTTTGGCGCGCCGGGCCAAGACTTGAACTCAGGATCTTGCCCAGGCTTCCAGAACATCATGCCTCGTTCGTCGTCCCAGGCATCCGAAAAGTTATGCGGAAATGCGTTGCCAATATACCAAATTTTGCCACTGTTTTGTCGTTTATGGAAATGTCCTGAAAATACCTGTTTTTGATGCACAAAATGGGTGGCATTGAGCAATCCGTGGTCTGGCATCTCAACCATGGCATTCATTTTAAATTTTGGTAATTCAAAATGACCAAACATGTATGGAGCCTTTAGTTTCGGTACACGTTTCCAGTCATCTGCAACCAACCATGGAACAAACGCAACATCACCAATCTCCTGCATGGTGTCTATTGTTATGATTTTTGGAAATTGCGTAATGTAAGGAAGGCTGTGTATCTCGTATTTGTCCCGATAAAACAAATCATGATTACCAAGAAGGAATATCGTGTGATCAAAGTAGTCATTGAGCAGTTTTAAACCGCTCACCGAATAGTTTAAAGTGGAAATATTGATGGATGATCTAACATGATGGAAATCGCCCGCAAAAATACATGTTTTGATGTTGCGCTCTTCAGCCTGCTCTATCATCCATTTAATAAATGCTTCACAAGAGTCGTTGTGGTCCCTGCTGTTATTACGCATCCCATAGTGCAAGTCGGTAAAAACAGCAACGTGCGAAAAGTCTGGATCTAGAGCCATAGGTTATCCTTGAAATTGCTATAGATGTAGTTTAGTGCATAGCATTCATCGGTAACAATATTGTTAGCCTACTATCCGCTGACAGTGTATTATTGGTTACTGGTCTTTCTTCTGTGCAAGTTCGTTGTCAACCATTCTTGTCCAGCTAGGAGACGCCCCATTCATTATAAGTATATCGTCACGGATGTTTTGATTTTTCTTTTCAACGTTGAGTATACGCATGAAGCTATTTGTAATCGTTTGCGTATAATATGCAAAAGGATTTGGACTGTCGCTACGGCTTTCGTCAAATTGCAATCCTACTTGGCTGAGCTGTAACAATGCCTGGCTTTTCATTTCGTCTATGTAGGTATAACCTCGCCAGTTGCCTCTATGCCCGTATCTATCAACCAATTTCATGAACATCAACGCAAGATTGTTGGTCATCTTGCCATGGTCCTTGGAAAAATGACCATTCTCCAATCCACCTTTCCAATGGCTTTTCAGCACACACATTAACTTGCCATCCTGCATGATGAAATGCTGGTAAGGTGGAAAATTGCAGCGAACATGCCGTTCAACCTCAGTTTTTGCTTTATCACCTTTTTCTAGATTAGGAGGAATATGATCAAAGGTCATGACACGGATCACAATGCTTTCTACTGGGATATCATCAATGGTCAGCTTGCTTTTAAAATCCTTCAATCCTTTATTACTGATTTCTTTTTTCTCAATGGCTTGCAATTCGGCAAGTTTCTTTTTTCTGGCCTCATCTATGCGTTTTGCAGTGACCAATGATATGTTTGATACGATGAAATCATAACGCATGTGTGCAGGATCTACATATGAACAATATGTTGATTTACTAAGATGTATTTCTTCAAGCAGATCTTTATTTGTAAGATATTTTATTTTATTTGGAGGCGAGATGGCCATGCTGATCCTTTATGGAGAAATAATATTTTGTTAGTTTAACATTCTTTTTGGTAAAACGTCAAAAAGGACAAAGCGCGGAATACCTGGGTAATTGCCGCCATAAATATTTAGTACTACACAATCGAAAGCACATGTAATAATGAGCGGCTCAACCTCAACCACGACGATCATAAGCGGACTTACAGCAGCACAACAAGCCCAACTTGCAGCACAAGGGATTGGTCCTATACCTCCCGGTGGTACACCGACCGCACCACCAGCCGGGGGAACACCTGTGTTAGGTAATGCTGCATCAGCTACCACGGCTATTGCTCCTGGAGGCTCAAACACCCAAGGTGGCAATCTAAACGGAGCGACTCCGGTTGCAAATGCACTAGGATGGTCGTACAACGGCACATCTACTTCTCAAAGCGCCGGCGGACTACCAGCACCCGCACCTGCTCAGCAAAATCTTATTGATGCTGCCGGCCGCCGGGTTCGTCTACGTCCAAAACCAGGGGCCATGGGACAAATTCTAGGATCATCTG